ATTGAAGTCACCTCTGTTTCTCTTTGAATTATTGTGTGGTTTTGAAGCCCAGCTCCAGAAAGGGTTTCTGTGAACTGAAACGCTGCTCCTGGTGTTGTCTGTACAAAGTTCGGTTTGCCTGTTATACTTGTCCATGATGATGTCACGCCATTAATAGTTACATTGTTTGTTCCTGTCGTGGGTGACAGGTTGCCATCAGCGGTTACGCCTGAGCCAGTCACAGAATATTGATATCCTGTGTTGTAGTCCATAGAATTTATTGTCTCAGTTACCTTACTAGTAGTCTCCGTGTGGCTCGACATTGAGCCCTGGGTAAAATTTGGTACCACGGGGACTGCCTTGACATCTGCAGTAGTTAATACTACTACTGCACTTGTCACAGTAAATGAGATTATCTTTCCAAAACGGATGTTCACGAGGATTCCTCACTAATCGATAACGGTAATCTCAGATACGAATTGTCCAGTAGCTGTAGTACCTGCTCCACCAGCTGTTATGCCAATGACTGAGGCACTTGTGAGAGTTCCAGCCAAGGTATCTTTAGCACCAGCTGCAACTGAAGTAAGACTACTAAAGTTAGGGTTAACACCAACAGTCGCCGCACCTGTGGGGACCGCATCAGCTTGAGTGTACGACTGGGCAAAGCTGAAAGCCGCACCTGCTGTGTCTTGGGTCGCTGCAATGGCACCTGGCGAGTAGACGCCTGAGGTTATGGTACCTGCACTGACCGTCCCAGCCGTCGTTCCATCAGTTGTGTCTATGTTTGAGCCACTTATAGCGAAAGAAGAACCTATTCTTGAAGCTGTTGATCGTGCAGCGTCAACTGTAAGTTGCACACTAGAAGCGTGTTTAGTAACAAGTCCACCAGCATTTGCTGCACTGGCAGTCATCAATAACATTATAATAGGAATTAGTTTCTTCATGAATATGCAAACGAGTCATTGTGTCCGTATTTATTTATCAAACTTGCTTATGTTCACAGTAAGCATTTATTTCGTGTAAGAATCCCTTATATTATTAATAAGAAATACTTATTTCGACCGTACCTTGACATAACTTAATGTTTGCTATATAGTATTGTTACGTTTCTTAACAAACGAATGACAAGTTCAACATCCAACATGGATCGTTATACAACTACTGAGTATGGTAAGCAGAACATGTTCTCTGCTGAACCACCTATGCAGTATGTTGATGACTATAAAGGATATGGACCAAGTGCAGAGCAACTTAACGGTCGTCTTGCGATGATCGGTATGGTAGCAGCCTTGACATCCTACATTTCATCTGGTAGTATATTCTTCTTTGGAGCTTTCGGTATTTAATGCCCGATTCTAATCAACTCTATGAGGACATGGAAAAGCTAAACGATCTCTATGAAGAGTTACTTTGGCACCACGATGATGAATTACAGTTCACCCATGATGGTGAACAAATCATAATCATAAACAAAACACAACAGGAACAAAAACAATGACACCAGAAGCAGAAAAGTTTAACGGTTGGGCAGCAATGATCGGTTTCGTAGCCGCAGTTGGTGCTTACATGACCACAGGACAAATTATTCCAGGTATCTTTTAAGACAATAGGTCTCTATTAATTCTACCCCTAACACAAATCTAAGAAAAATGACTTCAAACACAGCAACAATCTCTGATAAAGCACAAAAACTTTGGGCAGAGAAATGGAATGGCAGACTTGCTATGCTAGGTCTTATCGCAGCAGCAACATCTGACTTTCTTACAGGACATATGTTCTTCGGACAGTTCTGATATGATGACGGAACTAGTAGCAGTAGATTCATTTCCATACTGGAAAGCAATTGCTTGGTGTTTCTACCCAATGACAGTTTTAGTATTGATTGAACTCTTCTCACGGTTCTTGAATAATGATGACGATGATGATGACCGAGATGGTGGCATAATGACCCCAGTTTACCAAGGAGCACAAGCATGATTTATCAAATTGTATTCGCATGTGTAGTAGGATACACAGCAGTTAGCGGACTTCCATTTGTATTCTCCTAAATACATTTGAATATCGCCGCCGCAAAAAGAGACCTCTGCCAAATAACAGAAGGTCTCTTTTTCATGGTATAATATATTGATGGATAAATCTGAAATCAAAAAACATTTAAAATTTCTCAATAATCTTAAACGAGACTTACAACGAAACCCTAGACACAGAGTTCCTAAGCACCCATTCAGAAGATATGGGTATAAATACCCATCTTTTAAGGGTTGACAAAAACGTAACAAAAGTTTATAATAAATAAATTGAGATGAGGGTTTCCTCATTTTTATTATCCCCCTAACCAAGACCACGGGGTTATAATGTCTTTTTATCCACTAGTGAAGGGATTAGTGGAAATATTATATCGCTCTTACCCTTTGAGCCCTATAAACATCTTATTGTCCTCATGACAACTCTTCAAAGAAGAGAACAAGGTCTCCTATCTGGATGGTCCGAGTTCTGTGACTGGGTTACATCAACAAACAACAGAATCTATGTTGGTTGGTTTGGTGTTCTAATGATCCCATGTCTTCTAGCAGCTACAACCTGCTTTATCGTTGCATTTATTGCAGCACCTCCTGTCGATATCGACGGAATCCGTGAACCTGTTGCAGGTTCATTCATGTATGGTAACAACATCATCTCTGGTGCAGTTGTTCCATCATCAAACGCAATTGGTTTACACTTCTATCCTATATGGGAAGCAGCGACTCTAGATGAGTGGTTGTATAACGGTGGTCCTTACCAGTTGGTAATCTTCCACTTCCTTATTGGAATCTCTGCCTACATGGGTAGACAGTGGGAACTATCATACCGTTTAGGTATGAGACCATGGATCTGTGTAGCATACTCTGCTCCAGTGTCAGCAGCATTCGCTGTATTCTTAGTGTATCCTTTCGGACAAGGAAGTTTTTCTGATGGAATGCCTTTAGGTATCTCAGGAACATTCAACTTCATGTTCGTATTCCAAGCAGAACACAACATACTAATGCATCCTTTCCATATGGCGGGTGTTGCTGGTATGTTTGGTGGAGCATTGTTCTCTGCTATGCATGGTTCACTTGTTACATCTTCTCTAATCAGAGAGACTACAGGTTTGGATTCACAAAACTATGGTTATAAGTTTGGACAAGAAGAAGAGACATACAACATCGTTGCTGCCCATGGGTACTTCGGTCGTTTGATCTTCCAATATGCTTCATTCAATAACTCTCGTTCACTACACTTCTTCCTTGCCTCATGGCCTGTGATCTGTGTGTGGTTAACATCAATGGGTATATGCACAATGGCATTCAACCTTAACGGTTTCAACTTCAACCAGTCAGTCGTAGACGCATCTGGTAAGGTTGTTCCTACTTGGGGTGACGTTCTTAACAGAGCAAACCTAGGTATGGAAGTAATGCACGAGCGTAATGCTCACAACTTCCCTCTTGACTTAGCATCTGCTGAGACATCTGAAGTTGCACTAACAGCACCATCAATCGGTTAAATGAACAACCTACTGCAGAGTCCTTATAGGGACTTGATAGAATTTGGTTTCTTTATTGCAGTGGGTCTCACGGCAGGTTCCTTGGGGTTGATTTAATTAGAATAACTGTTAGAATAAATGGGAGGGGTAAAATCCTCCCATTTTTATACCTTTTAATCAAATGAAAGAAACAATCAAATTTACCATCGCACAAGATGGTACTGTAACCGAAGAAGTTCTTGGATTATATGGTGACGCATGTGAGAAACTCACATCAGATATAGAAGAAAGTCTTGGGTCAGTTAAGTTTAAAGAATCCAAAGCGGAGTATTACACACAGAAAAATGTCACACTTCAGTCAAATCAAAACAAAATTAAAATGTAAAGAGTCCTTAGTGAGTGCTTTGAATACACTAGGACATGACGTGGAACATAATGTAGAGTTAGAAGTTAGGGGTGGTCATGCAGATGGTCATCCCAAATTTAATGCTTGTGTTGCTATTGCACCAGACATAGGATTTAGTTGGTGTGATAGGAATGAGCATTACAGATTGATTGCAGAGGAAGATACATGGGATCTAAATGTTCCTGTTCAAAGGTTCATTGATAAACTAACGCAACAGTATGCTATTGAAAAAATCAAAAGACAAACTGCTGCAGAAGGTTATGTTATAGAGAGTGAGACTAAGAATCTTAATGGTTCAGTTGAACTCCTAGTTAGTAGGTGGTCCTAAATAGTACATCTACACGTATCATTATGTCTTGTCCATCATTAAGAGAAGAAACCTTAAGTGCTCTACGAAATAATGCCATCGGTAATATTAGTAAAGCAAAACTCAATGTTGAAATTTACTTACACAATCCTGTAGGTATAGGTGAGCATTCAGATGTCTTAGGTGCTATCCAAGATCAACTTGACATCATTGCAAAAGAAGAAGAACGCATTGATATGATTGATAAGCATTTCAATGACCATCATCACGAAGAAGTATCTGCTGCTACATACAAAGCACAAGAACACAGATACGATTAAGGTTGCAAAAATTCTTTGACTATGGTATACTAAGGGGGTTAACACCCTCTTTTTTATGGAATCATTAGAAATATTTCCTGCTAGGTTAATTAAAGGTCATGCTCCTATGCTAAATGAATACAAGGAAGATCTAGTAGATTACCTCTATGATTTTTCTAGTAAGAATGAGTCTAGTGCAGCAAGTAACATAGGTGGTTGGCAATCAAACTCTTTTATGTATCGTGAACCTAGTTTCAAACCATTTAGGAATTGGATGTGGAATACATTTGAACCCTATATTACAAAGGTTGCACAGAGCATTGAAGAATTGGGTAACAACAGTCCAAATCTGGAACTCTATAATGTATGGTTTAATATAAATGAAACTGATACATTTAATATGATGCATACACACCCACACTCCATTTATTCTGGAGTCATGTGGATCAAAGCACCAGAAGATTGTGGCAACCTTGTATTAGTAGACCCATCAAAACATAATGTATTTGGTCTTGTTCCTACAGAATATGAGTTTGAACCAATAGAAGGTAATATAGTTTTATTCCCTTCACATGTTCCACACTATGTAAAACCAAACAATTCAGACGAGGATAGAATCTCTGTATCATTTAACATCGTATTATACAAATGAAAATTACTGCATATACAACATCAGGATGTTTTTACTGTGTTCAGTTAAAAGAACTGTTCAAACGTGCCAACCTAGAATATGAATTGATAGAGTGTCACGATGCAGATCCAATGTTCATAGAGAACTGGAAACAATTAAGAAAAGATTATCCTGACGTTAGATCATACCCCTTTGTTGTCATTGATGGCAATAGAATTGGTGGTATTGTAGAGACTGCTAAATTTCTCAAAGATAAAGGTTTGGTTTCCTCTAGACAAAAATGAAAGAACTTAAAATAAATAAAGGTATAGAGCTCATGCTTAGGGGGGCGATACCGAAGGACAAAAGAAATCCAAAACCTGAAAATGGTTTTACAATTACCAAATTATTTACCCTACGAAAGCGAAGAGTTTACTTCAACTTAGAATTTTTGTGGGACAAAGAAACATAAGTTCGGAGTTGAACAATGACTGAAACGATGATGATCTTTATCTCAGTAACTACATCCTTTATCTTCTTAGCAATTGGAGTATTATTTGGATGGGTAGCTGCAGAAGTAAAGCAAGAACACATATACGTTACACAACAGGAGGAAAATTTTCATCCAGAAATGTTTAACTCGGATGGTAACTGGATTAACGAGGAACTTCTCTCAGTTCGCTTCTTAAATGAGGATGAAATTGAAGAGGAATAAATATACTTACGACATCACTTAGGTTATGCAATTATTATTACATGAAGTGCTTCAAAAGGTTAGCAATGCTAAGACAAAGGCACAAAAGATTAAACTTCTACAGTCACATAATACACCAGCACTCAGGCAAATCCTGATTGCTAACTTTGATGAGAGCATTATCTCAATGCTACCAGAAGGTGAAGTGCCTTATAAAAAGAATGATGCTCCTGAAGAAACAGAGCACACTAAATTAGTACACGAGTACCGTAAACTCTATCTCTTCTTTAAGGGTGGAGCAACTATTTCTCAGACTCGTAGAGAGACTCTATTCATTCAACTGTTAGAGGGTCTACACAAGGGAGAAGCAGACGTTCTTATTCTAATGAAGGATAGGAAGATAGGTAAGCGTTGGAAGATCACTAAGCAGTGTGTTGAAGAATCGTTTCCTCAAATCCAATGGGGAGGACGTTCCTGATGGGTAAAGGATGTAATGTTATTCATCAAGACTGTGACCCAAAATTAGCACAAGATAGAAGTCTGCCATACAATACTTTCCTCATTGAATACAGTGTGGATGGTAAACCTAAGTTTGATATTGCTTCGGGCAGTGGGCAGGTAGATATTTTTGATGAATATTGGGATAAATACAGCAGTGATTTCAAAAATATGACACAGACAGAGGGTAGAATTAACCCAAAACTGTGGAAAGGAAAACCAAAGGCACAGAAACCAAAGGCACCTCCAAAGGCACCTCCAAAATCACCACCTCAAGGGAAAAAGAAATGAGTGCAGAGCAACAAGGACAATGGGCAATCTTCTATCGTAAGATGTCTGAACCAACAGTATGGCACACTATGAAACTGTGGAGAAACGATGGTGTCCTTGTATCTGCAAAGACTTATGATGATGTCTATAAGTTTGGTCGTTACAAAGAAGCATTTGATTTTGCAAAGAATCTAATCATGGAAGAACCAATAGCAAAATATGATGCTCAGGTGAAGAGAGTGTGTAAGGCAAGAGGAGAAGCATTTTATCTAGCACAATGTTAAAACGGTATAAAGAAATACAAAAGGCTTGACATAAATAGTATTGGTATGCTAACATACCTATACGTTCATCTCACAAGAGACGCAAGTAAGACGACACGGAACGGATACGTTCATCCCTAACGGGACGCAAATGCCGCCCGAAGGAACGGTCTAAACAACCTCATCCTACAGGAGAAAACCGATGGCACAAGTCACATATCGTGGTGTTAAGTACGACACCAACGACAATAAGCAAGCAAAATCACAGATGGTTACATTAACCTACCGTGGTGTTAAGTCTGAAAAGGAATTAACTGCTGCTTAGTCACTTACTTAAACCAAAAGCAGGGGAAACCCTGCTTTTTAATGGGTAGAAATACGTAGGCAATAATATTCGTTTCAATTTTACTCCATTTCAATATTACTATAGTAAATAGTGGTAGAATTAACGAGGTCACTATGATCCCTGTCGCCGCCTTATCATGTAACTGTTAAGGAGGAAACTTTAAATGCACAACATTCTATCACGCTCTCATTTGAATGAGTGGCGTCATCATCAAGATCAAAAACTCAACGATTATTATGAATGTCTAATTGAAACATCCCAAATGAACAATCATGAGGGTAAGAAAATATGCAAACAAATTCTTAAATAAATTTAGAGGGGTTACAACCCCTCTTTTTTATGGTATAATATATAATCAAAGTTTTATTTCTATACGTCCATGAGAAATGTGAGGCCGCAAGTCCAAAGAACTTCAGGACCATGGTATAAAGGTCATGCTCATATAGGAAAGTGTGATAACGTTGAAGGTAATTGGGAGTTCCCAAGGTCTGATGGTAAGTTAGGTTTTATTACTAAAATTTTTATAGAAGATATCCTTCACTTACTAACAGATTCTAGATTAAAAATGATAGATCTTTGTGACATTGCTTGGAAAGGAAAGCATTACTTTCCTCATCATACTGGACCTCATTGTTATTGTTGTAAGGGCAACCCCGATGATTATGATTACAAGATAAAAAAAGCAAAACATACAAAATATAAGTCTGCTGATCCATCATATCCAGGAATTGTTTTAGAGAATGCTCCCAATCCATATGATAGTAAGTATAGAATGATTGATGGTAGGCATAGGTTAATGAAGTTGTTGCACTCAACAAATGTGACATCATCTCTACACTATGTTTTTGATTATGATGAGATAAAGAAGTATATAATTGTGGAGGTATATTCTCACAAAGAAAAGAAATTTATACATGAGAAGTTTGAAGGGGGTTGACACCCTCTTTTTTTATGCTATGATGTTTGAACCTACCATAAATATATGGACAGAGAGAAATTAAAATTGGTCGTCAAGAATCTCAAGTCTCTAGTGAATGTATTAGAGAGTGAGGTTTACTCTGACACTTCTGCATATCAAATACCAGAGGACGCAGACAAATCATTTGGATTCGATTACAAAGATGGAGATGACGATGGATACCCAGACTGAACAGTATGATGATGAGCATATGCATGTCAGATCATATGCATTAAAAGTTCTTATGAATGCGGTTGGTGGTAAAACACAATCAAACCGTGGCATTTATGAGTGTGTGGATGACTGGGTATCGAAAGGCAATGTCAGTGCATCTGGTATTGTCAAGTATTACCTAGCATATTACAAGGATAAATGAGATTCAAAGAAACAATTAAATTATCGAAACAAGCATTAAAGCTTGCCAAGAAGAACCCAATGCTGTATAATGATGAAGAGATCCGTTACATGAAGATGTCTCTTCGTGCTGCAAAGGCAGGTCTCAAACGTAAACGTGCAATGAAAAGCAAAGGATTTAAGAATGAAGCAACGTCCACTAGTGCAACTAGTGTCAGTGACACCAGAAGCGGAGAAGACAATGGGTTACGTGGCGAGAGTCAGCAACCCAAACAATCAAGACAATCCTAAGGTCTCTGGTCTTCTAAAGTATTGTATCAAACACAATCACTGGTCTGTATTTGAACAGGCACACATGACTGTGGAGATATCAACTACAAGAGGTCTTGCTGCTCAGATACTAAGACACAGATCATTTACATATCAAGAGTTCTCTCAAAGATATGCTGACAGTAGTTTGTTGGGTGACAAGATTCCTTTACCTCAACTCAGAAAACAAGATACAAAGAATAGACAGAACTCCACTGATGATCTAGATGAATTTCTAGTTCAAGATTATGAATTAGAAATGGAAAAATTATTTGATTCATCAATGAAGTTATATCAAAGTATGTTGGAGTCAGGTGTTGCTAAAGAGTGTGCTCGGTTTGTACTACCTCTTGCTACACCCACCAGACTATACATGACTGGATCAGTCCGTTCATGGATCCATTACATTGATCTACGATCTGCTAATGGTACACAGAAAGAACACATGGACATTGCTAATGCAGTTCGTGATGTTTTCATTGAACAGTTCCCTATTTGTGCGGAGGCACTTGATTGGCAATGAAGAAACTTACATTAGATGATTATAAAAAAGCAGGTGAAGAGTTCTGGCCTAAGTATGAGTACATCTCACA